GACTTGGTGCGAGTTGAACTCGAAAGTCGAAAACGCCTTGCGCACGTCGTCGATGTCGTCGGTTGCGTACCAGATCTTGCGTGCTGACAGCTGCCACTGCTTGTCGGCCGGCTGGATGGCGCCGGGTTTGATGACGATCTGAGGGCCGCTGGACACGCCAGCGTTGTCCATCATCTGCCGCCAAGCTGCGTTCAAGACCTTCTGCTGCGAACGCATGAGGTACGGGATCCCGTATCCCCAAACCGTGCCGGCAACCTTCTCCCAGACGTAGAAGTCGTATGGGATGTCGCCGTTTTCCAATGGGTTTAAGAACGCCTTGACCACGGTGTCGTTGATCATGACCACGCAAGCGCTGGTGCTGCGCAACTCGTCCTTCTCGCCTACGCTGACGCCAGCGGACTCGAGGTCGTCGTGGTCCACCTCGCCCCAGTAGGTCCACTTTTCGTATGTCAGCCGGGTCATGTCTCGCTGGTCTTCGTCGGTCAGCTCGCGCAGGGTGGCTGACTGCTTGGGGCCCTCTTCGAGCACCTTGCGCAGTTGGGGCTTGAGGAAGCCGGGTTGCTTGGCCAGATCTCGGATCTGCTTGGCGGTAACCTGCTCCCGCTCGTAGATGCCCTTGCCGTTGTGTATCGTCTCGCCGCAGCCGGGGTCTGGCCAGACGTTGCGCGGGTCAATCCTGAACGAGGCGGGGCCGATCTCCTGCACGATCTCGATCTGATGGACCGTCTCGCCTGTGCTGTCTGTGATTGGCTGCCAAGCCTTGCGAGTGCGGTTGGTGACGATTGGGCCCTTGATCACTCCGGTGCCGAGCACGGCTGTGTCGTGGATCACTTTGCGCAACTCGCCGTTGTAGCTGCACTCGACCAGCTGGTCCTCGATCTCGGTCTCCATGGCCTTGGCCTTCTTGTTGGCCAGCTCGAGCACAGCTTTGACAACGTCGCGCACGCGGGCCGGTTGCCCGTCTTCGCCCATGATCGGCTGGCCCTGCTGGTCCATCGCCGCTTTGTTGTCCTTGCTCATGCCCATCAGCTGTGGGTCCGGCGTAGGCTGGATGCCCCAGTTGCGATCGTCGGTTGGCAGCAAAATGTCTGCAAGCCGGGCCTCGGCCGCATTGGTCTTCTGTCGAGTCATGCCGATGAACACCGTTGATCGGTGGGGCTTGGCGTTCTGAGTGGTGACAGGGTAGCCCTGTTCCACGCTGGTCATCATCTGGCTTGCTGCCTTGTTGATGTTGTCCTTGCCGTTGTACTGATCCTCGTCCTCGATCCAGCGCTTGTCGACTCCGTAGGATCCGCGCGAGCGAATCCACTCGTCACGCTGACCGCTAAGCGAAGCGCCGAAGGACTGCAGCTTCTCTGCCTTCTTTCGTTGCTGCTCTTCGGGGTCTACGAACTCGACCTCGATTTGTGGAGGTTGGTTGTGCATGGGGTTCAGTCCTCAGCTTAGTAAGGTGCTTTGGCGTAGCGTGCGTGGATGGCCAAAGTGCAGTCAATTGCAACGCTCGTGCCGCTGGTGACTGCGGGGCGAACCCACGCTGGGTTCTCTTGGCAGGTGTGCACAGCAGCAGCGGTAAAAGCCATGTTGGTGGTGCCGCCACGCTGGGTCATTGGGTGCCAGTTGACATTGTCATTGGAGCCTTGCCACGTAACCGTGCCGCCGCCAAAGGTGCCTGATACTTGGGCAGTTAAGTCGGCTGCGTAGGCGATAGGCACGCCGCCGCCAACGTCGTTGGTAGCCAAGTCAGCCCAAGAGGCGATGACCGCGCCGGGGACTGAGTTGCGATCGATTGTTGCTGCAATAGTAGCCATGTTGGTTTCCTTGGTTAGTACCCAGTCACTGGGTCGAATACGTTGAACTCAAGCGTCGGGGCCATGCGGCCAGATCGCATTCGGCCCGCGGCCTCTTCCTGTGTCTTGGCGTGGCGTCGCATCATCATTGCGTAACGCGTTGCTGACATCAAGTCGTCGCTGATTTTAACGACCATGCCATCCTTGCGGTGGTACAGCCTGAACTCCTCGAACCAGTCCTCCAGATGTGAGAACACCCGAAGGCGCATGGTCTGCATGCGTGTCAGCATCTCGGACAGGCCGGCCTCGACTCCGTTGCTTCCGTCCTCGAAGGTGGCCCGGTTGGGCATCATGTTCAGACCTTGGTCCTTGTACTGCTTGGCCAGCTGCTCACCGCTGCCGCCCTTGTCCCGCTGCAGGCCGTCGTGCGGCCATGCGATCGGCACCCAGTCGCCGCGCGAGCGCACTGCCATCGAGTGCCCAGCGATGCCGGGCTCACTGCGTCTGTAGCAGTCGGTCACGTAGAGCGTGTCGCTGTCCTTGTCCCAAGCCATCCAGACAACGGCCGTCGGGTGGTCGACACCGAAGTCGATCGCCGCAACGCGTGCCCAGTGAGGCGGGATCGGGAATGCCCTGATCTTGATCGCCTCCTCGACCACTGGGAAGACCCGGCCAGATCCCAGAATGGGGATGCCCTTGGCCCGTGCTTCGCGCTCATGCTCAGGGTAGCTGGCGATGATCGCATCGGCCTGCTCCTTGGTGTAGTGCTCGGCGTCGCTGATCGTCATGTTGGTCACGGTCGATGACGCCGGCTTCTCCAGCAGGAATCGCTTGACCACTTCGGACATGCCGAGCAAAGGCGTGAAGGTCACGAAGACCTGACCGGCCACAGCTTGTGTACGGGTCAGGCCCTCAGAGTAAATCGGCAGAGGTGGCTCTTCGTCGAACCACACCAAGTCGACAGTGTCGGCTTGCCACTTGGTGCGGCCTTGGTCGTAGCTGTTGAACTGGATCACGCTGTCTTCGCCACATTCGTGGCGGACCACAATGCTCGAGACCGCGTCGGGCACGCCCTGCTTCATTGACGTATCGCGAACGCAGTCAAACGGAATGGCGCCGGTGCCCCACTCCTCGCGCATCTCTGGCGGACCGAGCAGCAATCGTTGAATACCCTTTCGGGTCAACTCGGCCGATTCGGACCCGACCATGCACCGGATGGCGTAGTTGTACCGCCGCCCCTTCCACCAAGACGGGTACCGGCCCGTCGTGTGCATCGCGACCTCGAATGCGCCAGCCCACGTATTGTGGTGCACAACACCGTCAGCAATGTAGTTGTGAAACTTTGGCACGGTCAAGTCGTACAAATCATGTACGCCAACCGACCTGAACGCTACAATACGATTCCCTTCACTGTCAGGAGAAACCAATGCGCGGACGCTTCTCAACGATTGACCCGGTCGTACTGCAAGAGCTGATCGAAGTAAAGAACCTAACACAGCGACAAGCGGCCCAGCAAATGGGCGTATGCCTGTCTGCTGTTGAGCGCGCCTGTAAGCGGCTTGGGCTAAAAACACAGAGGCCCGGACCGCGCTCAGGAGCCGGCCACCCAGACTGGAAGGGCGGTCGAGTCTTGATCGGCCGCTATTGGTACCTGTGGACTGGGCCAAGCCATCCAATGGCGACGCAGGCCGGGTACGTGGCTGAACACCGGCTTGAGATGGCCGCAACGGTCGGACGTTCGCTTCTCCGGGGAGAAGTGGTTCACCACCTTGACGGAGATCCTCAGAACAACGCCCGCTCAAACCTGATGCTGTTTGGCTCAAACGCTGCTCACCTTCGCCATGAATTGACGGGAAAGATTCCAAATCACACGCCTCAAGGCAAGGTGCGAATGCAAGAAGCTGCTCGAGCGTCGCATACCCGGCGGCGGTCAAAACTTGGTGATCCAAGGCAGCCGTGAACACATCACCGGTGGCTAACAAAACTTCGACGCACAGTTCGGGGGCTTTGCGGATTACGTGAGACGCGCCAACGGCCACAGCCTTGTCGCCATCCCAAGCCCAGACCTTAAAAGATTCAGCCCGCGCGTACAGTTCGCCAATAGTCGAAACCGTGCCGTCTGGGTGTGGAACAAGGCTGTTAACAGTTCTACATTTTCCGAGTTGATTGCCCGCCATGAACAGGCGCTCTCGGAACCCGGCGCCGGCTGCATGGAACTCCCGCTGCTTGGCGTAGGGCGCATAGGTCAACAAGCGGTTGCGCTTGGCCCTGATGTCCTTCAATCGCAGAAGCTCGTAGAGCTCCCGCTTCTCGTCGTCGTCCAGAAGCCGGGTGTCGATGCGGTCGAGCTGGATCATCGAGCCGCTTTCGCGAGAAGCATGTTCAGTCGTGCGTCAAGCTGATCGCTTGTCAGGTCCAGACTGCCGGACATCTTGACCTCGATGCTCTTGAGCTTCGGCTGGGTGTACTGGAGGAACTCGTTCAGCGTCCGCATGCGTGTGTCGACATCCAGCAGCGGCACCATGACCGTCTTGCCTTCGTGGTCAAGCACTGGGTGGCCGCCGCGGATCATCGGGATCGTGGCCTTCAAAGCCTTGGCGATCTCCACCGCCGGATCGAGCCCCTCATCGACGCATGCCTCGACCACGGCCTTGAGATTGATCCGCATGTCGCGGCCCTTCTTCTGGCTGGTGATCTGCTTCGCATGCGTGCGACCAGTCTTGGCCGCGGTCGGAAACGCCAGATCATCCATGGTCGCCATCTTCGGTGGCGCCCCGGCTAGATCGGAATTGCGACTCGGGTTTCGTCTACTTGCCATTCTTCATCGCCCCTCTTACAAGGCCCTCGTTGCGTGCACTGATTGCTCTGGCCTTGCTCTTGGCGTCGGCTTTGCTGCTGGCTCCCCAAGCGTTGAGGCTGAGAAGCAATCGCGTCGGCTTGCCATCTTTGCGCTCAGGGCCGGGCATGCCGCCCATTCGAGCCAGAAAGCTGGCCCGGCGCGGGTTGTCTCCGGACTTGACTGGCGCCTTGAGGTTCATGCCCGCGGCCTTCGCGCTGGCGCGGCCCTTGGCATTCAAGCCGCCTGATGGCGACTTGCCCTCTTTGCGCTGCCAAGCCGGCGTCTTCACTTCATCGCCCGCCGGATGATGCCGGGCTTGGCCGTCTTGGCCGACTCGACAAAGTCAGCCTTGCTCGGCGCACCTTTGTCGCCGGGCTGGCGCATGCGCTCACCCGAGCCAGAGGCTATGCGTGCCCGCTTGGCTTGGATGTTTGCGTACAAGCCGGGCTTCGTGGCCATCAGACCATCCCACCGACCATGCCATCGATGACGCCGCCGTTAAAGCCGGTGGGCGCCTTGTAGACCCCGCCGCCTTTGAAAGGGGGCTGGGTCTCGTTCGTGCCGGGCATTGGCACAGACACCTTGCCGGGGATCTGGCCAGCGCCTTGGGTCTGGTTGCCTCCACCGCCGATAGCCGAGCCGGGCATCTTGCCTGCGTTGCCCATCATGCCTCCAGCGGCACGCATGGTGTTGCGCGATGCGGGGTTTGCGTATTTCTGATCCATGATATTTCCTTGTGTTTAGGCCATGAGGCCGGGTTGGGGTTTGCGGGTCGCTGCTTCTTCGTTCCACATCTGTCCGTACTCTTCCGGACTTTCCATCGATTGCTCTTGTGGTCCTTCGCCGGCCTCCTCGGCCAGCATGTCGTCGACGTACTGACGGCATTCGGCAATGCTTTCGCACATGTATGGTTCGCCGCCCTCGCTGCTCGAGACCATGACAGTGCCGTCATCGGCCATTTCGATCGTAATTGTCTTAGCCATTTGGGCTCCAAATGTGCAGAAAGCCGCATCGCGGCTCTCGAGTTTTGAGTGCCTTTTCGCGGGCACACTTGCGCGTGAAGAGCTTAGCCGAACGGGATTTTCAGGTCAAGTGGCAAAGCCCTTTAATTTTGTGTTGTATTTTTACAACGCTTTTAAATTATTTTTGTTGTATTTGCGCAACATTGATGAAAAGCGTTGACAGTGACTGTCACTGTGATACATTTGAGTCAAGGGGAAAACAAAGCCCCCCACCGCAAAGGAACCAGCGGGATACAAAAAGGAAACCAGCCGATTACAGAGTACCTACCGGGAAATCAAAGGCCAGACCGCTTAGACCCAGTCCCCCAGACTGGCGAGTGCGAAGGAAACCAAAGGGCAGCGTGCTGTTCTTTGGCGGCGTATTCAGGCGGCCGTAACAGCTTGATATTTTGGAGATCTATATGCCAGTTGTTTTTATCAACATCAAATGCGTTTACGGTGTCATGAAGTATTACCCTGACCCGTCCAACGCCACGGCCCTGCGGCTTGCCAAGCTCACCGGCAACAAGACTTTTAGCCCCCAAGACATTGCAACGATCAAGGCCCTTGGCTTTGAGATTCAGTACAGCGACGCCTACGCCGCTGCTCAGGTTTAACAGGAGATCCTCATGACTGCATTTTCCAAACAAATCGCCCGCGCTTCACGCATCGCCCGCACCGAGGCCAAACAACTGCTTAACCGTGTGAAGTTGCTCAAGCACCCCGCGGTCAAGGCCGCATTCCAAGCTTTCCCGCCGGTCATGCGCAAAGACGTGAACGTCTCCTTGTCTTCATACGGTGACTCGGTGTTTATGAACCTGACAATCCGGGATCTGGCCTCGTTCAAGTCGCCCAAGCTAACCAAAGTGCTTGAGGAGTTCATGGGCGACGAGTGGACCGCTCGGGTCAACGATTATCCAAATGAAACCCCGAACAAGGACTTTCACTTTGGCATTC